GTCAGGATTATCCCAACTGGCGGTAACCAGCCTGAACTGGCGGTAACTGGTCGCGTTGAACCGAGATTAGAAACTGTGTGGCCTGAGCATGCCGGGTCGTTCATTGACGGTGTTAGGGAATTTGCAGGGCAGTACTTAAATGTTGAGTTAATGGACTGGCAGTGCCGCGCGCTGCAAGGTCAACTGCTGTTTGATGAGCAACAGGATTTAGTAAACCGTGTTTCGCTGGTTTCTACTGCTCGACAGAACGGCAAGACCGTTGCGCTCATGGCGCTAGTCGGTTGGTGGCTGACTGAGATGCCTAAAGTGCGTGGCGCTAAACAAACTGTGTTAACGGTCGCGCACCGACTTGATTTGGCGGTGATGTTGTTTGACAATCTTGCACCGATATTGAACAAATATTTTGACGCATATTTGATGAAGTCTTACGGCCGTAACTCGGTGACGATGCCTGACGGGTCTAAATGGTTTGTGCGTGCCGCCAATAATTCTGTGGGTCACGGCATGTCGTGTGATCTGATTGTGGCTGATGAAATGTGGGATATAGGGCGCGATGTTGTTGACGGCGGTTTGATACCAGCGCAACGCGCCAAACGATCACCGTTGTTAAGTCTGTGGTCTACCGCTGGCACTGAGGCAAGTACCGCAATGCTGAAATGGCGTGAGCAGGGATTGCGCGCTATCGACACAGGGCACACATCAAGTTTCTACTTTGCTGAATGGTCACCACCGCCAGACATGTCACCGCTAGACCCGGCATCGTGGGCATGGTCAAACCCTGCGCTAGGTACGACACTGACAATGAAAACCATTGAGGCAGAATCCGAGAACCCTGACCGTGCATCGTTTCTGCGCGCCAGTTGCAACCTATGGGTTGCCAGCGACAAGGCATGGATACAGCCGGGTGTGTGGCCACAGTTGCTATACACAGACCCGATACCTGACGGCGGCACAGTCGCTATTGAATGCTCGCTAGATGACGCACGCTATTTTGGTGTTAGGTGTGTTGTGTTGCCTGATCATCGCACCGTTGCCACAGTCGAATTTGTGGTTGACACATTTGATCAGGTCATGGCCGAGGTTGACAGACTGTGCAACACGGGTGCTGTACGGTTTGCGATTACACCTACGATTGACCTGCATTGGCCTGTTGCGTTAGAGCGTAAACGCATCGTAGTTGGCTACGGCGAGATATTGAAATTCACGCCACGCATTAAAGCAATGATTGGCGAAAAACTTATCTTGCACACAGGCGAGCAGATGTTGGCTGAGCATGTGCAGCGCGCGGTTGCGGTCAGGTCACAAAACAGCATTGCACTTAGCAGTCAACGCAGTCCCGGGCCTATTGAGTTGGCGCGGTGTTTGGTGTGGGCGGCAGCGCTTGCGTCACGGCCGACCAGTTCGGGTAAACCTATGATTGTGGTTGCGTCACGCTAATCTATTTGTGGGTGGCTGGCCGTTTCTGCTTTCTCGGTTGTTTCCGGCCAGCACCTATACACCATGCGTAACTTAATCGGTGGCATACTTGAAACATGGCACGCACATTGATTGAATTTATTGGCGACAACATTCGCGCACAAAAATCTGCACCGTCAAAGGCGGCTGCTGCTGGCGGTATGTATCAGAGTGTCAACAATGGTGGCGCTGGCATGATCGGTCAGTACTACTCCTATGTTGAGGGTGACGCTCGCAATCGTGCAATTAGTGTGCCGACAATTAGTCGAGCGCGCGATCTTATGGCATCAGTGCTTGGTTGCATGTCGCTAAAAATGTATAACGAAATTTGGAATGGTGACGAAATGGAAAAGATGCCGCTAGCACCACGCACTTGGCTACGGAAAATTGACCCACAGTTGCCAAACAATTTTATTATGTCGTGGACATTTGACGATCTGTTTTTTTACGGTCGCGCATTTTGGTACATAACATCGCGCACCGCTGACGGATTCCCGGCATCGTTCACTCGACTACCTGCAGCAATGGTGCAAACATTAGATCAGGCTGGCCCAGTGTGGTTTGCACCGTCAAAACAAGTTGTGTTTCAAGGCGCTGAATTAGACCCTAACGATGTTGTGCAATTCTTGTCACCGATACAGGGCATTATTTACATGTCAACAACAGCAGTTGCTACAGCGTTAAAACTTGAAGCAGCGCGCTACCGCAACGCGTCAAGTGCAATACCTGCTGGTGTGTTGCGTCAAACAGGCGGCGAGCCACTAAGCGCACAAGAATTAGCAGACCTCGCAGGCGCGTTCAATGCGGCTCGAGAGACTAATCAGACTGCAGCGCTTAACGAATTTGTGACCTACACTGAGACGCTGACATCGCCTGACAAAATGTTGTTAATTGACTCGGCAGAGTTTCAGTCAAAAGACCTAGCGCGTTTGTGCAATGTGCCTTTATATTTATGCGGAATTTCAACGGGCTCATACGCTTATACCAGCAGCGCTGAAGCACGCATGGACTTGTGGACATTTGGCGTTAAGGCATACGCCGAGTGCATCGCTAGCACACTAAGCATGAATAACATTCTTCCAAATGGAAGTTATGTTGAATTTGATGTAGAGAAATATTTGTCAGGCGAATACGCAATGGGCGACATGAGAGAAACACAAACCGAAACTGAAATTGGAGTATCCTAAAATTATGATCCGATTAATCCCTTCACAGATCACGGTTGACGCGGCGGCGGTAGAGGGCCTACCGTCACGCTCAATCTCAGGTGTTGCAGTAACTTATGATGAAACAGCGACAGTGCTAGACGGTACAAAGGTGCGTTTTGAGCAGGGCTCGTTGCCGACCACAGGGCGTGACCCGAAACTTTATATGCAACACGACAGCAACCAGATTGTTGGCAAAGTAGTTGACCGGGTAGACACGCCACAGGGCATGATGTTTACAGCCAAAATCAGCGCTACTCGACTAGGTGACGAAGCGCTAACGCTTGCAAATGACGGTGTTATTGACGCGGTCTCAGTTGGCGTAAACCCTATAAAGTTTCGCTATGACGATGACGGCACAATGATTATTGAGTCGGCTGACTGGTCGGAATTGTCGCTGGTCAGCGAGGGCGCATTTAGCGGCGCGATCATCACACAAGTTGCAGCGAGTATCCCACAAACAGAACCACAAATAGAGTTAAATGAAGTTATACCTACACAGGAGAAAATCATGTCAGAACAAATTGAAACACCAGTAGTCGAAGCAGCACAATCAACTGTTGACAAGTTGTGGGCGCAACCAAAACAAGAATTTAAAATGCCAACACCTGGCGAATACATGGCAGCGCTACACACAGGCGGCAGCACATTTGAAAATGTGAACGCAGCGTATCGAGCAGCGGTCAAGCGTCAGCAATCAGCGTTGCAAGCAGCGGCTGGCGATGTACTCACAACAAATACACCCGGTCTGTTACCAGTGCCAGTGCTCGGCCCATTGTTTCAGGACTTGTCATTTGTTAGACCAGTAGTTACGGCGTTTGGCCCGCGCGCAATGCCGAACACACCAAGCAAAACATTTGTACGACCAACAATCACAACGCACACTTCAACTGCAACACAAACTGAAGGTGCCGCACCGTCAGCGACCACAATGGTTATTGCGTCAAACACAGTTACAAAAACAACTGTTGCAGGTCAAGTAACGATCACAGAACAGGACATGGATTTTACAGACCCGTCATCAATGGAATTAATCTTGAACGACTTGGCTGGCGAGTACCTAATTAAAACTGATGATGTGGCATCTGACGCGCTAGTTGCTGGTGCAACTGCATCAGGATCAACTTGGACATTTGATCAGGACAATCCAGCAACTTTGATTGACGCGTTGTATGACGCGGCGCGCGAGATCACTGAGGACAGCAACTACTTCCCAACGCATTTGTGCGTCAGCCCAAATATTTGGGAAAAATTGGGTCGACAGTTAGACGGGTCAAACCGACCAGTGCTTGGATATGTCACAGACGGGATTATGGGCCAAAACTCAATCGGTAAAACAACTGGTTTGGCTTACACCAAAATGAATGTGCTTGGCCTTGATCTTGTTGTTGACAACAATTTTGCAACCGACACAATGCTCGTTGTTTACGCGCCAGGTTTTGAAATCTACGAGCAGATTAAAGGCATGTTGTCAGTTCAAAACATTCAAAAATTGGGTCGAGAGTTTGCCTACTACGGTTACTTTGCAACATTTGTTGCCAAGTCGTCGTTCATTCAAAGCATCGCGATTGCTTAGTCGTAGGCGGCTTAACCGCTTATGGCAGCATACAAAACACAAACCAAACAGTTACTAGATAATTACGCCTGCATTAGCACACTCGAAGCAACCGAGATCGCGTTGGGTGAATCGGTAGTTGTTTCAGGTTTGGCGTCACCATTTACAGGCACATTTACTGTGCTTGCATTGCCACAATATTTGTTTACAGGTATTGACGGCACAACTGGCGAACTGCTATTTAACGAAAACATTGCAGTACCTAACCAAGTGCTGTATGCGTGCACTGGTAGCGATGTTGAATTCGTTGTTGATTATTCCGGGACTGTAACCTACACACAAACCTGCACATGGATAACGGCCGCACAAATTCTGACATATCTTGGTATTGCGACCGCAACCGCTGACGACACAACATTTGTGACACAGTGCGCTAGCGCTGCAAACATATTTTGTTATCGCAGACGGCAAGAGGTCGGATATTTTGATGCGCTTGCAACATCGCCTAGCGGTGATGTCACACTGGCAACAATTATGTACGGCGCGGCGCTGTATCGCCAGCGCGGTGGCATATCAGACTTTGCATCATTTGACGGCATGTCTGCTGGCTCGACTAACGGACTATCACCAATCGTTAAACAGTTGTTAGGTGTCGACAGACCGCAGGTTGCATAATGGCAGCACAGGCATACACCGATCTGTTCAACACGGCGATCAACACGCTGGCCGCCAAATTAAACACGGTCACAGGGCTTGTTTGCATCACTGACCCACGCAACTTGCAGCCGCCATGCGTACTGCTAGACGCGCTCTCATTTACGGCATTCAATAACAACATTGTTGACCTATCAATACCGGTCACAGTAATTAGTCTCGGGCCGAGCAACGCAGACGCATACCGCAACGCGCTAAATGTCGCAGCGCTTGTGCTGGCGGCGAATGTTGCGGTCACTGACGGCAGACCCACCACACTTACTATCGGCGGTGTCGACTACCCTGCACTATCGTTAAACATACAATTAAAGGCATCAACAACATGAGCAAATACCTAGTGACCAGCAATCGACTTATATGGCCAAATGGCACGGTCATTGATACAGCCGATTTAGAGCACTCAAACATTGACGCGCTGGTTACTGGCGGTCACATATCCCCACACAAGCCCACGAAATCTGTTAAAACTATTACTGAACCAAAGGACTAAACAACATGGCCACTTCCGTCTACCTCAGCCAACCGAGCCTAGTAATAAATTCCGTCGACCTTCAAGATCAATGCACTAGCGCAACGATTAATTATGTTTATGAGCAATTAGAGACGACAGCATTTGGCGACAGTGCACGCAAATTTGGCGGCGCTGCAGTTACATCGTTGCAAAACAACAGCATTGAAGTTGAGTTATATCAAAGTTATGCGGCAAGCGAAACAGAGGCCACAATTTTTGGGCTTGTTGGCATTGTTACAACGATTGTTATTAAGCCCACATCTGCAGCAGTCAGCGCAACAAATCCTAGTTACACATTGACTGGCGCGTATCTCGAGTCACACACACCGATAAATGCATCACTTGGCGAATTGTCAACGATCACATTGACATTTGCAGGCGGCGCGCTCACTAAAGCAACCTCATGATCGCGCGGCACTGGCCGCTGAAAACTAAAAAAACAAAACAAACCGAGAGGGTACAACCATGCAACTGACACTAAAAGTCACACTCAAAGATGCGACACATCAAGTTACAACAAACATGATGACCATTGTGATGTGGGAACGCAAGTACAAACGCAAAGCATCACAAATGTCAGACGGTATCGGCATGGAAGATTTGTCATATTTGGCGTATGAAGCGTCACGCGCACAAGGCATCACAGTGCCAGCACTACTTGATGACTACATAAAAGATATTTTGAAACTTGAGGTGGTCGATACGAACGACCCAAAAGTCGACGCGGTAGTTACCGCTATGGATTAGCGCAGATACTTGTGGCAACAGGATTTTGGCCGTCAGAGATCACATTCGAGTTAGATGACATGAACACTGTCATAGAACTTATTAACAAAGATCGCAAGGCGCGCTAATGCCAGTGTCAACAACTATTCAGGTGGTTGGTGTTAAGGACACAATTAACGCACTACGCAAAATTGACCCACAGTTGCAAAAAGATTTTAAGGCACAGGCAACACAAATTGCAGAGCCTGCAATTAGCGCAGGCAAGGCGGTCTATACACAAGTGCCATTGTCAGGCATGGCGTACAGTTGGACATCAAAAAAAGACGGTCGCAAAATTAAAGCGTTTAAAGTTGCTGACGCACAAAAAGGCGTGCAAATGAGGTTTGACACTAGGCGCAACGCGGTAGGCGTGATCTTAATTATTCAAAAAGATCAGGCTGCAGCAATCTTTGAGACTGCAGGTCGCAAAAACGCAAACACTTTAAGCAACAATCTAGAACCAGTCACGGCAGGTCGCACTCGACTTATCGGGCCAGCGGTATACAAGGCACGCAAAAAAATTGAGCGCGAAATGCAAGCAATGATTTTAGACACCATTCGAGAAGTGCAAAAGGACATCTAGACATGTCATTATCTATACCAATTATTAGCGAGTTCAGCGACAAGGGCGTTAAACGCGCAATTGCAGAATTTAAGCAACTTGAGGGCGCTGGCGCTAAATCGGCGTTTGCACTTAAAAAAGCAATGTTGCCAGCGGTAGCAGTTATTGGCACATTGACCGCTGGTTTAGGCATGGCAACGCAGGCAGCGGTTGAGGATCAAAAAGCGCAAGACTTATTGGCGCAACAGTTACGCACTAGCGCAATGGCTACTGATGATGTGATCGCTAGCAATGAGGAATTTATATCGGGTATGTCGCGCGCGTTCGCGGTCGCTGATGACCAACTACGCCCGGCAATGGCAAACTTAGTGCGCTCGACTGGCTCGGTAGAAACTGCACAATCGTTAATGAACACGGCGCTAGACATCGCAGCCGCTACTGGCAAAGATTTAGAAACCGTCACACTGGCATTAGGCAAAGCAGCCAACGGCCAAACTGCAGCGCTAACAAAACTAGACCCGTCACTTAAAGGTGTGATTGATAGCAGCAGCAGTCTTGATGACATTACACAGGCGTTAGCGGTGTCGTTTGGCGGTGCGGCCACAGTGTCGGCAGAGTCATTTGACGGCCGTATGCGTGGCATGAAAATTGCGCTTGATGAAACTAAAGAATCAATTGGCGCAGCGTTATTGCCAGTGCTAGAACAACTATTAACAGTAATGAAACCTGTGGCAGATTTTGCTCAGGAAAATACCAGAGTGTTTTTGATATTTATTGGTGTTATAGGCGCGCTTGCTACAGCGGTGATTGCAGCCAATGTTGCTATGAAAATTTATCAGGCAACACTTGTGCTAACTAAGATTGCTACTGTTGCGTTAAATATTGCGATGAGCGCAAACCCATTTGTGATCGTGGCGGCGGCAGTAGTTGCGCTCACTGCAGCAATGGTGTTTTTAGAAATAAAATTTAATGCAATGTCGCGCGCATTTGACATGTTCGGCAACAGCATCATGATTGTTACAGGGCCGCTTGGTGTACTTATCGGCAGTTTGCGTAAACTTGTTGAGTTAAAAGATGCAATCGGGTCGTTTGATATTGGCGGTATAAACATTCCGGGTTTCGCTGACGGTGGCATAGTCACTCGACCAACGCTGGCAATGGTTGGCGAGAAAGGCCCTGAGGCAATTATTCCGTTGTCACAAATGGGTGGCATGGGTGGCGGCGTAACAGTCAATGTCACTGGCGGTTTGTCGACTAGCGCTGAAATCGGTCAGGCAGTTGTGAATGCTATTCGCGCTTACAACAGGTCTGCAGGCCCGGCACAAATACAGGTTGCCTAATGGCTGGCACAGCGGTTGTCGGCGCTGGTAATTACAGCCTAGAAATTGACACAGGATTTATACAAGACGCATTTATACTTGACTCAGTAACCGCTGGCGTGCTTAATAATACTCAGTATGTGTTAGACGGTACAACAGATTTTGCTGATGTCACTACAGGAATTGACGCAATCACGGTGCGGCGAGGTCGGCGCGATGTAGGCGATCAGTTCAGTGCTGGCACGATGACATTTAACATGCTTGACACCACAGGCATATTTAATCCATTTGATACGCAGTCGCCGTATTATGACGCAACAACAGCGCAACCGGGTTTAGCGCCTATGCGTAAAGTGCGACTGGCGCGCTACTCGGACATTAATGTTAAAGAATATTTGTTCGTTGGCTACATCGTTAACTATGACTACAATTTTGCGCTTGGCGGTATTGACACTGTGACGGTGTATTGTGCAGACGATTTTTATTTGCTGGCACAAACATTTTTGGCAGAGTTTAATGTCAGTGAGCAGTTGAGCAGCGCTCGACTATCGGCAGTGCTTGATCTGCCTGAGGTTAATTTTCCTGTTGGCCAGCGCGCAATTAGTACAGGCACACAAACACTTGGCGGTAGTGCACCGTTTACGGTTGACGCTGGCACAAACACATTGCAGTACTGCTCGGCAATCAATCTCGCTGAACAGGGTCGACTGTTTATGGCGCGTGACGGCGACCTAACATTTCAGCCACGCATCGGCAACACATTGTCAAACCCGGTCGCAGACTTCCACGATGACGGCACAAACATACCTTATGACGGTGTAGGCATCACATTCGAGGCAGACCAAGTAGTCAACCGGGCGGCCGTCAGCATCATCGGTGGGTCGGTAGAGGTCGCGGACGATGCAGCCAGTCAAGCAAAATACTTTATACAAACAACCAGCATTACTGAGTCGCTGTTACATAATGACGCAGCAGCACAAACACTGGCAACCTATTTGCTCAATGCTGAACCTGAGGCGCGCTACACATCACTGACCACAAACCTAAACAAGTTGACTGACGCGCAACGCGACATTGTGGCGATCATTGATATAGGCGACACAATTACTATTGAAAAAACATTTGCCAGCGGTGCAGGCACAACCGAACTGGCACAAGAATTGTCGGTAGAGGGTGTTGAGCACACGATTACGGTAGGTAGCGGTCACCGTGTCGAGTACTTTACAAGCCCGACAACGCTGGTCTACGAATTGATACTTGATGACGCTGTTTATGGCATCATTGATTCAACGAATGTTTTAGGGTAATCTAAGGAGACTTATGGCAACACGAGAGGTTTTTACAGTATCACAGGTGCTCACTGCAGCCGAGCAAAACGCACTGGCAACAGCAATGATTGCTATCAATGCACAGACCGGCACGACTTACACCACAGTTTTGAGCGATGACGGGAAATTGCTTACCTGTTCAAATGCGGCATCAATTGCCGTGACTATCCCCCCTAACTCATCGGTCGCCTACGGCATCGGCACACAGATTAATATTGCACAACTTGGTGCAGGTCAGGTAACTATTACTGCTGGCGCAGGTGTAACACTGAATTCGAGTGGTGCAAAACTTAAAACAAAAGATCAGTATTCGGTTGCAACATGCGTCAAGACTGACACAAACACTTGGTTTGTTGTCGGTAATTTGTCGGCGTAACTTATGCAAATACTTGCAGGTGTTGGTGCGGCAGGTAATCCAGCAACATCGGTTGAGTATCTTGTAATTGCTGGTGGCGGTGGCGGTGGCGGGTCATCTGCAAGCGATTATGGAAGCGGCGGTGGTGGTGCTGGTGGTTATCGTTCAAGTGTTTCGGGAGAAAGCACCGGCGGCGGCGGAACTCTTGAAAGCGCGTTAAGTGTTACACCGGGCGTTTCTTTGACCGTGACTGTTGGCGCTGGTGGTGCTGGTGGTGCGGCTGGAAAAAATATCGGCAGTAATGGCTCAAATACTGTTTTTAGCACTATTACTTCAACTGGTGGTGGCGGTGGCGGTGGTGCTACTAGCGGTGGCGGCGATAACGGCGCAAACGGTGGTAGCGGTGGTGGCGGTGGTGGTCGAGACATAACTAGGCAAGGTGGACTTGGTACAGCCAATCAAGGTTTTGACGGTGGCGAGTTTACAAGTTCAGGAAATCAAAACGCTGGTGCTGGTGGCGGTGGTGCTGCTGCGGTAGGTGTGACATCAACATCTGCAAATGCTAATAATGGTCGAAACGGTGGTGCAGGTATTTCGTCATCGTCTACAGGTACATCAATTAGTCGGGCTGGTGGCGGTGGTGGCGGTGGCCTAAGTAGTGCCGGCACAGGTGTGGACGGTGGTGCAAACGGCACTACAAACGGTTCAACGCCAACAGCGGCCGCAGTCAACAAAGGTGGTGGCGGTGGCGGCGGCGGTGGTGCTGGTGGCCCTGGGACTGTTGGCGGCAACGGCGGTAGCGGTTTAGTAGTCATTCGATACGCAGACACATTTGATCTAGCAGCATCAACGACAGGTTCGCCAACACAAACCACAACAGGCGGTTACAACATTTACACATTTACTGGTAGCGGAAGCATCACTTTTTAATGGCACATTTTGCAGAAATACTTAACGGCGTTGTGCAGCGAGTAACAGTCGTGCACAACAATCACGAAGCGGACGGCGCACAATTCTGCCACGATCTACTCGGCGGCGAATGGGTGCAATGCAGTTACAACAATCGCATACGCAAACAATATCCCGGCACAGGTTACACATACGACAGCAACGCAGATGTGTTTATCGCACCGCAACCATACGAGTCATGGACACTTGACAACAATTTTGACTGGCAACCGCCAACACCTAAACCTGACGGCGATTATTATTGGGACGAGGACACGCAATCATGGGTTGAATATGACTAGCAAAAAAATTAACAAAGCACACAGACAGATAGGTGACCAAACAACTAAAGGCGGTGTGCTAGGCATCATGATTTATACGCTTAGCAAAAACAATGTTGACCCGGTACTGATTGCAATGATCACGCCAGTAGCGGCCAGCGTGCTTGCATGGGTGTCAACAAAAATTGGTGACCCTGATTTGGCGTGCATCTTTATACCTGACGACAAAAAAGATGTGTGAAACCGTACACAGTTAACGCCGCGCCAGTGGCAACACGGCCACTAGCAGGAATGGATTTGTGGTTGTCGCGATGCGTCAGACATTCAAACAACTCACTATGGAATAACGGCAGTTGGGTTGTGCGCGATGTCAGAGGCAAACCCGGCATCGTGTCAAACCATGCCAAAGGTGTCGCGGTTGACTTGTCGTATCGTTGGCAGTCAGAAAAAAAGAAGGGTCTACAAAACGGCCGCAAAGTATCACTGGCATACATGATTAAATTGCTAGAAAACGCGGACACGCTAGGCATACAACTTGTCATCGATTACGCGTTAAACCGATCTTGGAAATGCAATCGCGGTACTTGGATTGCTGGCACATTTGAAACAGGCGACTGGTGGCATGTCGAAGTAGATCCAGTCATGTGTAACAGCCCAGAACTCGCAAAACAGGCGTGGGATAAGGTGTTTGGCGTAATACCTGCAGTAGTCAAAAATCCCGTGTAAGGTAGTTCTCGACCGAGAAAGTCGAGGCCACCATGCCATTCATCATCAAAACAATTATCGCATTTGCGTTATCAGCAATCGGGTTAGGCATCTATCAAGTGCCACAACCGCGACCTGACATGTCAACCACAACGCCTACAGACACGCCATACGCGCTTATAGGCGGTCACGGGCAGTATGTGGCTGATCTGTGGCGTTTCGTGCCACTAACGACAACTACAGTCGTTACACAGCCTGTGTATAAGCATGGGGATTGCTCATGGTTACCAAAACTGGCATTGCAGGCAGGCTGGTCAATTTATGACCTAAAGCAGTTACAGCACATTGCACTTCGAGAGTCGGGCTGTTGCCCTGCGCGCGCTGGCGGTGACATCGTAGACAAAAACTGCAACATAACTGGCGTAGCCGAATGGTCGCACAGATCAGATAGCGGCCTGATGCAGTTAAACGGTGTGCACTGGCAACCCACGCACCCGGATTATCACGGCACGATCTGCAAAGGCATGAACATATGCACACAAGCACCATTGTTTGACGCACTAACAAACCTTAAAGCGGCGCGGCTACTGTACTTACAGGCAGGCTGGCAACCCTGGTCAATATGCCACCGGGACAAAACATGCAAATAGATAAACAATTACAAGACCTGTGCTGGTTAATCTTTGGCGGTCTTTTAACTGTGCGACTACTGAGTGCTATATTCCTAAACACATAACAAAAGGAGAAATGAAAATGACCGAGAACGAATACAACGAAACATTTGACATGCAAATGGAACGCGAACATCAACAGACTGTTGCTCGAATGCGCGAGTTCCAACTGATAGGCGAACAGATTAGCAAAATGCCAGTTGTGAACACACGCACACTAGAAATAGAGGTGCGCTACCTTATGGGCATCATTAGCGAACTGGAAGCAATGGTAAAAAACCTTGAGTCAGAAACACGCAGACTAGAACAGTTGGTGCACCGTGTCACAAACTGATCAACTAGAAATGTTTGCACCGTCAATCGGTTTAGGCGGCACATACGAGCGACCAGCAATTAACCGTGATGTCGTGATTATTGCGCGCGAAGCACAACAAACAAGTGTGCAGGCCGCAATAAAAGTAAAACCAAAAACAGGCAAAAAGCGTCAACGCGTACACGCCTACTTGCTAGGTCGCGCGTCAACAGATGAAGAAATAGAAACAGCGTTAAACATGTCAGGGAACACAGTGCGACCGACTCGCGGCACATTAGTTAAAGACGGTCATGTTATTGATAGCGGTTTACGCCGATTGACACGCGCTGGCAACGAAGCAATTGTGTGGCGGTGTGTATGACAAAGCAAGGTTGGACTTATCCAAGGAAAAAATTGCATTGGTTTGATTTTTGCGATGTGCAAAAATTGCAGAGAAAAACATTTCAGGAACAATTTGGTGAACGACTTGCAAATTCTTTATTGTCAGCAGGTTGTCGCAGTCGTCAAGATGTAATTGCAATAATTGCTTGGTACTGGGAAGATTTTATAATGACACCAGGCGTAGGCGATGCGTCATTAGAGATACTGAAAAATTGGTGGGTTATGCAACCCGAATTTACAATGAAATTAGGATATATGGTAAATTCATGAAAACTAAAACGGGATCCGCACAATGAGGCGCGGCTACGACCCGGGCTACGGCAGTCGAGAGCAGTTAAAAGATTGTCAAGAGCAAGGCATGAAAGCGGCGCGCGAGCGTGACGCATTAAAAGCAGAAAACGCCGCACTGTTAGATCGCATAAACAAACTAACTTGGCAGTCTGAGCAATACAAAACACTGCTGGTATGTATGAGACATTTTATGAATTGTGACGGCGCTAACGAATGCCGCACTTGCGTTGTGACAGCCGACATGTATTTAGAGTTAATGGCATGAGCACATTTAGTCTTGGTGATTATGTCGATGTACCAGCGCGCGTCAAAATGCTGTTTGAACGCTGGCCAAATGCACGCATAGTCGAGTCAATACCACAGATCAGATTGTTTGACGGCCGCGAATGGGTAGAAGTCACGGTCACAATACATTTAGGCGATGACACAACACCTGTGGTTGCGAGCGCGTGGGAATGCAAAGGCACAACAAGTTACACACGCGATAGCGAGATGATGAACTGCAGCACATCGGCAGTTGGCCGGGCTTGCGGACTGCTCGGGCTTGGTATAGGCAAATCTATTGCGTCACGCAACGAGGTACAGATGCGTCAACCAGCAGTAGCGCCTGTTACACCTGATGCCGAGAACCCATTTTATGACGAGAATGCTAAACAGTATGCGTCACCTAAGCAGCGTGGCATGATCAGGGCGCGCGCATTCGAGAAAAAGATCGGCACAACAGAACTCATGCCATACATAAATAAAGTGTTAGGCAACGAATATTCCAGCATTGAGGCGTTAAGCAAACAAGAAGCATCACAAGTAATTGACTCGCTACAGGATTGACATACCGTTGACATACCGATAACTATTACTGGCAGGGCTTGCATCAGTGCAATGATGTGTGCAATAAGAACACTCGGCAAACGAGGGTAGATGATCTATGTGGTAACACATGGTCAGGCAAATGGTTAGAGATATGGGAGTGCTACGAGGCAAAAGCACGGGGGGCTATCGCACCAGGTTCAATCACACACAAGTAAGCATGTAACATAAACAACAACCAGCAACGCCTAACATCACATGAAACATCACCAACAACAATCGAGGACAAGCGCGACAGCGCGCGTCAGTGCATTATGAGCCAACACCACAAACACCCGGAGTACCTAAAAAACAGGGGGGGCATACTTCGAGAGCAGCCAACTTGCACGGTATGCAACCGAGCACCGAGCACACAGGTAGATCACATCACACCAATAGACGCAGGCGGTGGACACGACCCAAGCAACCTACGCGGAATATGTGCACCATGCAACAACCGACTAGGCAAACAATATGTCACACAACGCAACAAACACAGACAAACAATACGGGCAGACGCATTACGCGATCACGGCATAGAAATACAAACAAAAACAAAATCGGTTTTTTATGAGCAAACGCAACTCAC